ATGAACGCCGGGATCATCGGGGTCTGGCTGATCGTCGCGACGCTCGTCTGGTTCGTGGGCGTGGCGGCGCTGGTCGTCCTGGGACTGGGATCGCACATGGAGGACGGCCGCGACAACGGATGCAGCGGTCGAGGATGCCGGCGGGATGCCGGCTGGCAGGGAAGCGACACCACGCCGCGGCGGGCGGAGCCCGTCCGCGGCTTTTCACCTGGGAGGGAGTGACGATGGCAGGATTCAAGAAAGCAACGAAGGCGGCCGCGAAACTGCGGGCGGCCTTCTTCGGGCCGAGCGGCGCCGGGAAGACGTTCTCGGCTCTGCGGGTGGCGAAGGGCCTCGGAGGCCCGGTCGCCGTGATCGACACGGAGCGCGGCTCCGCGTCGAAGTATTCGGACCGGTTCGACTTCGACGTCCTCGAGTTGCAGGACCTGACGATCGACGGCTACGTCGCCGCGATCCGCGAGGCGGGCGAGGCCGGCTACGCCGTCCTGATCATCGACAGCCTGTCGCACGGCTGGCAGACGCTTTGCGACGAGGTCGAGAAGCTCGCGAAGGCGAAGTACCGGGGAAACACCTGGTCGGCCTGGTCGGAGGGGACGCCGCTCCAGCGAAAGCTCGTCGCGGCGATCCTTGGCTTCCCCGGGCACGTTATCGGCACCATGCGGTCGAAGACCGAGTGGACGACCGTCGACGACGGCCGGGGCAAGAAAACACCCCAGCGGGTCGGCCTCGCCCCCGAGCAGGGCAAGGGCGTCGAGTACGAATTCGACCTCCTGGTCGAGATCTCGACGGACCACATCGCGAACGTGATCAAGGACCGGACCGGGAAGTTCCAGGACAAGCTCCTGGAGAAGCCGGGCGAGGACTTCGGGCGGCAGCTCGCCGCCTGGCTGGCCGACGGGACTCCGGCGCCGGTGGCCCAGCCGGCCCGGCCGGCGAAGGCCGCCGAGGTCGAGGAGCCGGGCGACGCGCCGCCGACGGTGCCCGAGATCCTCGGCCACATCCGGGCCGCAAAGACCGTGAAGGCCCTCGGGCGCATGGGCGACCGGATCGACGAGCTGACGAGCGAGGGGCACCTGACCGACCTCGAGGTCGCGGAACTGATGGGGGCGATCAACGCCCGGCACCAGGAGATCGAACCCACCACGCAGGAGACCGTTACCAATGGCTGATGCTTTCGACATGCTCGACGACGACACGTTCGAGGACTTTTCCAACACGGCGGCGCCGCCGGAGCGGGAGAACGTCCCCGAAGGCCGTCACCCGTTCACGATCAAGTCGGCAGAGATCGCGGACGGCCGGCTCAAGGTGATGCTGGTCCATGAGGACGCCAGGTACTACTGGGTCAGGTGTGATCCGCCGACGACGGCGAAGTCGTTCGCCAAGATCGCCGGCTCGCTCGCGAAGGCCCTCGGGCTCACCGGAGGCCAACTCCGCGACGCGATCCTGGCCGGCGGCGACGGTGTCGTCGGCCGGAAGGTCGTGGCGAGGATCTGGCACGGCACCGGCTCGAAGGGCGGGATCTTCCCGAACGTCGGCGAGTTCCACCAGCCGGAACCCGAAGCGGCCCCGGCCAAGCCGGCCGCGAAGCCGGCCGCCAGGACGGCCACGAAGAAGGCCGACGCCGTCTCCCGGCCGCCGGAGGACGACATCCCGTTCTGATCCATCGCGGCCGCTCCCGGCCGCAGGGGCCCGCGCAGGCCCCAGGGAGAGCGCAGCCGGCGGTCGCGAAGTAACACCGGCAGCAGACACCCGGGAGCGGCCTGACTCACCGAGACCCGGATCAGCCGGCCGCCCCACGACACGGGGCACGAACACACGGAGGGAATCGTGGGAACCTACATCGAATCGGACGCCGATCTGCCGCTGGTGGCGCTCTGCCGCCGGCCCCCGGCCCCGACGCCGGTCGAGGCCGGGCTCGCGGCCGGGGCGGCCTGCCTGGCGAAGGCCGAGCGGGCAGGCTTCGACGCCGGCGCGGCCCGGGCCGCGGTCCTCGAGCTGCTCGCGGACGGCCGGGCCCGCTCCGGCGAGGAGATCGTCGATCACTGCCAGCGGCTCGGCCTGGTGCCCCACGACGCGCGGGCCTTCGGGCCGGTGTTCGGGACGCTGGCCCGGCACGGGCGGATCGAGGCCGTCGGGTTCACGACCAGGCGGAAGGGGCACGGGACGGCAGGGGCGAGAGTGTGGCAGATCACGGCGGCGTCGCGGTGACGCTGGTCGGGCGTTGTGAAGCATGCATAAAAGAAGAGGGCAAGAGAATGGGATACGAATTGGTCGGGACGCCAAAGACCGAGAAGGTTACGCAGCAACTGGCGGTCAGGTTTCGCGACATGGAGCCAGTGCCGCACGATCGTCCGTTGAATCCAAAGCGTGTTGAGGCTTACAGAAAGATGCTTACTGCCGGTCTTTTTCGGCCCGTGCAGTGGGCCACAGTGCACTGCAACGAGACGCAGGCGACCTACCGCGTAAACGGAAAGCACACGAGCAACCTTTTCGCGGAATATGAGGAACTTCCGCAGGTAATACATGCCACGATTGAGCATTACCACTGCGACGATCTTGATGACGTGGCGAGGCTTTACGCAACATTCGACAGCCGCACGCAAGTCCGGACGACTAACGACATCAACCGCGCGTTTGCTGCGATCGACGATGAGTTGTCGCAGGTGCCGACGAAGATCATAAATCTGTGCGTAACGGCAATAGCTTTTGTAAAGCACGGCAATGAGTACGCAAAGGTTGCCGCTGCTGAGCGAGCCGAGTGCCTTTTGGAGGAATCTGGCAAACGATTCGTGTTGTGGGTTTACGATGTTCTTGGGGGCCACTGCGGAGAGAAAACTCGCCTTCTATGGAGAGGTCCAGTAGTTGCCGCAATGCATGCGTGCTATCAGAAGTCGCGGCGTGACGCGAGCGAGTTCTGGCTCGCGGTACGAGATGGAACTGGGGCTACTCCAAAAACACCAGACCGCGTCCTTCACAGGTTTTTGCTGTCTAAAACAGTCAACTACGGTGGCGGCGCGACTTCAAAGAATGCCAGCGCTATTGCTGCCCCGCGAGAAATGTATGTCAAGTGCCTGCATGCATGGAACGCCTGGCGTCGCGGCGCCACGACTGATCTGAAGTACCACGCCCAGGCCAAGATTCCAGCCGCGTCGTGACGTGCATCAGCCGCCCTCGTGACAGGCACGGAGCCGCTTCGACGCGGCGGGGCGGAATGGAAAGGAGGCCAAAATGGCCGGTGAATGGATTCCCTACGATGTCTGCCTGCCGCAGAAGCCGGAGGTCCTCGAGCTGGTCGACCGGACGGGGCTCGCCCCCGACCAGGTCGTCGGCCGGCTCCTGATGCTCTGGGGCTGGGCGGCTTTGAACAGCTCTGACGGGACGGCCCGGATGTCGGTCCGGCTCCTGGGGAGGATCTGCGGGGGCGACGAGGAGTTCTGGCGGGAGGTCGAGGCGGTGGGCTGGCTCGTGATCGACGCGGACAACGGGACCGTTGCTATCCCCGGATGGGATCGCCGGTTCTCGAAATCCGCGAAAACACGGGCAATGCACTCGATTCGGGCGGACGATGCGCGGTCGCGCACGGGTGAGTGCGCGAAAGCGCACGGGGCCGTGCGCGGTCGCGCACCAGAGAGAGGAGATAGAGGAGATAGAAATTCTTCTTCTTCCCCCGGGGATGCTGCGCGGACGGAAGGCGGCGGCCCTGCCGAGCCGTCCGGCTGGGAGACGCTCCGGACGGCCTGGGCGGAGGCCGTGAAGCGGAAACACGGGAAGGCATGGTGCCTGCCGACGGCCCCGGACAAGCTCGCCGACCGGCTCGACGAGCCCGGATGGTTCGAGAAGGCCCTCGCGGCGATCGAGGCCCTGCCCCGCTGCCGCTACTTCGCCGACCCGGTGACGCTGCCGCAGCTCGTCGCGCCGGGGTTCGTCGACAAGGTCCTCGGCGGGCAGTTCGACAACCCGCGGCACGCCAGGCCGGCCGGCAGGCCGGGCGAGGAGCCGCCCCCGGCTCCGCTGTCGACCTGGAGCCCCGGCGAGCTGGCGGCCTTCGAGGCGTCGAAGCGGGCGATCGCGGACAAGATCCGTCAAGGAGGTGCGGCGTGACACCCTGCACCGCCCCCCGCTGCGGCGCCGAGGCCCGCTGGTCCGTCGCCGGCCGGCACCTCTGCCGCCGGCACATGCTCGACGCCCTGCTCGCGGGGCGGATCGGCCAGGCCCACGCGGTCCCGCTGGAGGCCGAGGCCCTCGAGGTCGAGCCGGAGCCGGTGGCGCGGCTCACCGATGCGGAGCGGGAGGCGGTGGCCGCGGCGACTGCCAACCACCAGAGGCTTTGCGACGAGTACGGGCCGAGCGAGGAGGACGAGGAAATTCTCGCCGCGCTGCGAGGACTGCTGGAGCGGACGAAGTGAGAACGTGAAGGATCAGGAGCGGCGAACTATGGACACTGACAACACGCAGGGCGCGGCTGAGCCGTCTCCTGCATCCGTTGGTTCTGTGGCGAACGAGACGGCCATCGACTCGCGGACGCTGGCGGTCAAACTCCACGCCGTCGCGGCTGCTGCTTGCTACGGCGATCAGGCGATTCGGGACTGGCTTCACATCGCGGCGAACCACATCGCGATCCACAACATGGGCATCACCGGATGCGGCCGATGGATTCCAGTGACGGAGCGGCTGCCAAACAGAGGCGAGTGGGTTCTGGCGTATGGGCCGCACTACTCGCATATAGTTGCGGAATGCGATCGCGGCGAATGGCGATCGGTGTATAGGGACAGCGAAACTGGAGAGCCTTGGCTGCGTGAAGCCGGAATGGTCACCCACTGGATGCCGCTGCCGGCCCCGCCTGCGGACGGCAAGTAGCCACAGAACCATGTTTCTACGGTTCCGCATAACCCGCCTCCAGCCGTATATCACCCGGCCGGATCGACGCCAGCCTGCGGCGTGACGGCGAGAGCCGGCGTTATGCGGAGCCGTCTATCACGCCCCGGCCGCCGCGCTGGACTCGTGGGCTGGAACCGATAGCGTCGTCGGTGCATGGATGCACCGAACGAGATCGCGGTAGAGATCCCAGGCGACCCGATCCCGCAGCCGCGGGCGCGGGCTACGCGCGGCGGGCACATGTATACGCCCGGGAAGACGATCCGCCCGTACAAACAGGCGATCGCGATCCGCGTCGGCCTCGAGGCCAAGCGGCGCCGCTGGAAGGCGAGCGACGGGCCGTTCGAGGTCGTGATCGTGTGTGTGTTCGCGCGGCCGCCTTCGCACTGGACGAAGGCCGGCGACCTGGCGGCCTCGGCCCCGGCGTTCCCGGGCCTGCGGTGCGGCGACTGGGACAACCTGGCGAAGGGCGTTCAGGACGCCGTGACGGCCTGCGGGGGCGTCTGGCACGACGACACCCAGGTGATCGACGGCCGCGCGATCAAGCGCTACGCCGCCCGCGGCGAGCCGGCCCGGACGATCATCCAGATCCGGAGGCTCTGACCGTGTCCAGGGCCCAGAAGGACCTGAAACTCTGGCTGTCTCCCGAACAGGAGCAGCTCGCCCGGCGGCTTCTGGCCGACGGGGTCTGCCACCGCGACGTCGCCTCCGCGGTCGGGGTCACCTATCGGCGGCTCCTGACGAGGATCCTCGACCAGCTCGCCGACGCGAAGGTCGGGCGCGGCCGCGGCGGAGGCCCTCGCCGCCTGGTCGACCCGACGCCGGCCGAGATCGCCGAGATCTGCCAGGAGATCCGGGCCGGCTGGACCGAGGACCAGCGGGCGGAACGCTGGCACCCACTGCATCACAACTTTTCCGGCGACCGTCTCCCGGAATAACCTCGCGGCATGGCACTGGTCACATCTCTCCCCGGTCCGCTCTCCGTCGCGTTCCGTCGCGGCGATGAGTTCTCGACGCTGCTCGACTTCTCGTTCGCGACGACCGGCTACACGTTCGCGGCGGCGATCTACTCGGTCGTGACCGGGGTCACCGTCGCCACGCCGACGCTCACGGTCGTTTCCCATGCGAACGGCCAAATCAACCTCGCCCTCTCCGAGGTGCAGACCGCCGCCTTGGCGGCCGGCACCTACGGGCTCCGCGTCGAGTGGGTCGCCCCCGGCGACGCGAAGCGGACCGCAACTCAAGGAACCGTCGAGGTCTATCCGTGAGCCCGATCTCCGTCACCGCGAGCGAACAGAACGTCGGGGTCTCGGTCTCCGGCGGCCAGGGCCCGGCCGGTCCCCAGGGAGCGACCGGCGCCGCCGGCCCGGCGAACACGCTCGCCGTCGGCACTGTGACGAGCGGCGCGACCGCGGCCGCCACGATCACCGGCGCGGCTCCGAACCAGACGCTGAACCTGACGCTACCGAAGGGCGACGCGGGCGCCGCCGGGGCAACCGGGCCGGCAGGCCAGACCGGCCCCCAGGGCCCGCAGGGGATCCAGGGCGTGAAGGGAGACCAGGGCGAACCCGGCGTCGTCTCGGCCACGGCTCCGGTCACCTACGCCGCGCAGACGGTCGGCCTCTCGGTCGGGGCTGGGCTCACGACCTCGAGCGGCGCCCTGGTGCCAAACTTCGGCGCGACCGCTGGCACGG